TTTCAACTCTATGACCCTGATAAAATTGTTTTAATTTCTCACACTAACACTGCTGTTAATGAGATTTTAGAGGCCGTCATGAAGATTTCTGAAATTAAGGAAAGAGGTTACCGAAGAAAATTTTTTGAAGATAGAATATGCACCATTCATCATTATTGCAAAAGAAAATTAGTGCGTAAAGAAGTATTCAATGAAAAAGACAACGAAGATTTTAAAAATTTAGTACGTCTTAATTCCGGATTTGCACAATCAAAATATGGCTCTGATGTTTATAAAGACCATTCTTTTTTCAAATTTATTAAAGGAGCGTATGGTCATAATCGTACTCTTGAAGATCATTGGCATCATCCCTCTACCGATAGAATGGAATACAATCCCTACCATTTAAGTCAATTACAAAACTTAGAGGTAGTATACAAAACATATAAGAAAAACAATAACTTATACGATTTTGCCGATATGATTCTTGGATACAATGAGCTTAAAATTGAGTCGGATATTCAAGCGTTAATTGTTGATGAAGCCCAAGATACTAACCGTTCTCAATTAGAAGCCGTTTTTAAAATGGCGAAGAACGTTAAAGATGGTCACTTCTATTTAGTAGGAGATCCCGATCAAACTATTTTTGAATGGGCCGGCTCAGATGCAGAATATTTTCATAAAATGTCTGCTACTCCATGGGAGGATGAAGACACTAAAAAATTAAAAGAGGGGAAAAGATGTGGGGAAGCCATTAATAAATTTTGTAAAAATATTATTGTCCCTGTCTGGAATCACTATGGGTACCAAAGAGATTGGTCTGCTGCCGAAGGAATAGCAGGAAATATTTATGTATTGAATGATCTTAAACCCTCTCACAATTTAAAATTATTGATAGACAAAATACGGAATACGAAACAAACTTTTTTGTTTTCTTACAGAGGGAAACCCAGCGATCAACGATTTAAACAATTCTTTGAAACACACGGAATAGAGTATGCTCATATGAACAATTCCGCTCACGTTTCTCTTAAAGAATTAAAGGCGCATGATGAGTGGCCGAGTTTTACCGAGGGGGCTCCCAAAAGTTTAAAACAACTAAAAGATTTTTGGTGTTATCTAGGAAGTAAAGCTATTGTGCATGGGAAAGGAGTCTTTAAATTTGAAGACTGGATTAATAAGGAATATGTTATAGACGCATTAATTGAAGCTAAACTTTTAAAGCCTCAAGCTAAATTAGTTAAGAATTTTGATTTATTAAGAAAACGTTCAAAGAGTTGTGATGCCAAACAACATGAGCGAAGAATGATCTACATTAGAAAGATTATAAAGAGCGGATTTGATTTTAATGGGACTATTAGAGTTAGGTATGGAAGTATTCATAAAGTTAAAGGAACCACTTTTGATAATGTAGTAGGGGATTTAAGTCTTTTTAGACATAAACCTGAGCCATTATTTGTACAAAAAAGATTGAAGTATGTCATGTTTAGTAGAGGAATCTATGATGCGTGGGTGCTGCGATCAGAAACAGGAAAGGAGTTAGGAAATTATGGGAACATACGATAAACAAATTGGAGGATCTCATTATTTAAATTTTAAAATTCAGCCAAGTGAATTTGCAAATAAAAATAATTTGCCGTTTGCCGAAGGAAATGCTATAAAATATATCTGCAGACATAAGTATAAGGGAAAGAAGGAAGACCTAAAGAAAGCAAAACATTACATAGATATGATTATTGAAAGAGATTATCCAAACACACCAAACATTAGACCTTTACCACCTGGTTTTACTTTAACTAAATCCAAAGATCCTGACATGACTCCCATGACGGAAGAAGAAGAATACCGTAATGCAGGGATTACTAAAGAAGAGGCAGAGAAAAAATAATGTGTACAGCGCCTCGAGTAGAAGATTTAGATTTAACAGGCGTGGACATAGTTGCAGTAGACTTAGAGACTTATGATCCAGAATTAAAAAAGAAAGGTTCAGGAGCTGTAAGAGGTATAGGAAAAGTGTGTGGCATTGGAGTGTGCACTGGAAAACAAACATGTTATTTTCCCATTCGTCATAAAAATTCTGATAAATTAGCCCCTAAAGAAACCTGGGAAAAATTAAATAAGGTATTGTTTCAAAACCCTAACATTAAAAAAGTATTTCATAACGCAATGTATGACGTTTGTTGGATTCGAGCTGAAACTGGCTTAATGCCAAAAGGAGAACTAATAGACACTATGATTGCAGCATCCATCATCGATGAAAATAGAATGAGATATACTTTAGACTCAATAAGTAAAGATTATCTAAGTGAATCCAAATATAAATATGATCTTCGAGACAGATCTTTAAAAGAATGTGGAATCAAGGACCCCCTTAATAATATGCATAAACTTCCTTATAGCTTAGTAAAAGATTATGCCGAACAAGATGTTAAATTAACTCTAAAATTATGGAAAGTGTTTGAACCTAAATTAAAAGAAACTGTATTTGTGAATCCTCAGGGAGAGAAAAAGACTCTACAAAAAATATTTCAACTAGAAACGGACTTATTTCCTTGCCTTGTGGATATGAAATTCAGAGGAGTTCGCGTTGACGTTGAAAAAGCGAAACAATTTGGCAACGAACTAGAAACAGAAAGGGACCAGATCATAAAAGATATCCACAGTGGGACTGGAATTAAAGTAGAGATATGGGCTTCTGCTTCTATTAAAAAACTTCTAGAGCAACAAAAAATTAAAGACTACAAAGAGACTCCAAAATCAAAAATGCCTCAGCTTCCTAAACAATATTTAAAAACACATAAGAATATATACCTGCGCATGATTGCCCGTGCTCGAGAATGTGATAAAGCAAAGAATGCTTTTGTAGAAGGACTTTTAAGTTTCGTACATAAAGGTAGAATCCATGCTGATATAAATCAAATTAGGTCTGATCAAGGGGGGACTGTGACTGGAAGATTTTCTATGAGTAATCCAAACCTCCAACAAGTTCCTGCTAAAGGGCCGATTGGAAAAAGAATCCGACAAATATTTCTTCCTGAAGAAGGATGTGTGTGGGGGTCTTTCGACTACTCTCAACAAGAGCCCAGAATTGTGGTGCATTACGCATTGAGATGGGAGCTCCCCGGAACTGATAAGTTAGCAGAAGCTTATAGTAAGGACCCTAAAACTGATTTCCATGGTATTGTAGCTAATATGGCTAAAATTCCTAGAAGCCAAGCTAAAACAATTAATCTAGGATTATTTTATGGTATGGGAAAGATGAAGTTACAAAAAGAACTCGACCTTTCTCCACAACAAGCCCGTGATTTATTTTATGAGTATCATTCTAAAGTTCCTTTTATTAAAGAACTATCAAATGGGTTAATTGAATTTGCAGAAGAACACGAACTTATTTATACGTTAGGAGATAGATTCTGTAGATTTGATCGCTGGGAACCTTACGATAAACAATGGAATGCAGACGCTGGAAGATTCGAAATTGAAGTAAAAATAGAAGAGAAAAAATATAACAAAGAAACAAATAAAAAAGAAACCATTACATCTTATCGATATGAACCTGTTCCTGTCTTAACTAAAGAAAACGCTAAATTAAGATACAAAGAGAAATATCCAGAAGATGTGAACTATAATAATTTTAATGGACACTATCGTTTAGCTTTTACATATCGTGCATTAAATAGATTAGTGCAAGGGAGTGCAGCTGACATGACAAAACAATCTATGGTAGACCTTTATAAGGAGGGTATATTACCACATATCCAAATTCATGATGAGTTATGTGTTTCTATTCCCAATATAGAAACAGCTTTAAAAGTTAAAAAAATCATGGAAAAAGCAATTAGACTTAAGATACCAAATAAGGTAGACTACGCCTCCGGTGATAACTGGGGCGACATAAAATAGGAGGACATATGGAAAAAGTGAAACAACTTTGGACATTAGCACAAGCTAATCCCAAAATATCTGCCGCTGTTGTGGTAGTAATTGTTGCCATTTATTTTTTAGCAACGTAGGAGTTTTATGTTAAATGGCTTACCTGAATGCAAATATACCGGTAATGTATTGTCAAATCCGGCGAGAGTATCTCTATGATCTTAAAGAACACCATGGAGAAGTGGAAGACTGCTTACTTTTTGGCGTTGCATCGATTACAGGGCGTCCGATACTCTTTCATGCAATTATGGAAAACGGAGCTATATTCTACCGTTTGCCAATTTCTGCATTCATACAAAGAGACTATAAGCCAGAAGAGGTTCCTCGGCTGCGACTTGATGAGTTGGAGTTATGGAATTGCTTTAGTTACTATCCTAGCATTACTTCTTTTGATGTCTTGGACGGTCAGTCCGGTAAATTCCTAGGCAAAGATAAAAAGTGGCGCTCTGGTGCGTATCTTTTCACGGTTGACTGGGCTCATCCAGAGAGTAATATAGTAGATACGGATCATTCAGAAATTCCGCAAGAGCACAAATGTGCACACATATTAGCCTTGGATGATGGCAACTATGCGGCTCAGCCAAACAATAGATTAATTTGGAGCATTCCATCTTTCACGGTGAAGAATGAAATCCCTTTTGATTGGAAGGTACAGACTTCTGAGTGGAATGTAGAAGATAGTAGTAAATGGAAAACAGAAGATACGGATAAATACTTCTACGGAATTGAGGAAAAGAAAAATGAGTAAATGTAAAGATTGTTTTTGTAATTGTCACTGTGATGTTAGCGCACATTCAGACGCTAATGGTGTATGTGCATGCGGAAAATGTAATTGTAATCCCCAGGGAGCTACAGTAAACAACGATGAGTGTCTCTCATGCCAATAGACGAAAAACAAACTTGCAATATGCATACCAAAGAAAAAGAAAAATCAGGTACATGTTGTCAAATAAAAGACGAAGAAGAAAAAACAGAGGAGCCAAATGAATAAATTATATTTAGTTCTTGCATTATTATTTGCATTAAGCGCCTGCTCGGTAGGCAAAAAATGTACCTATAC